GCTAGGAATATGTATAATTCTAGTTCATTTGATAAATTATAGAATAGTACTACCAAATTCTCCGCCAAATTCGTCATTTTCGTCGTCATCTACACCACTCAAGAAACCAAATGGCATAACATCATCTTCAATAGCATTTATTTGTTTTTGAAATAATGTTTTTCTTATATCCAAGTCGGTCAAATCTTTAAAATAAGTCTGGGTACTCAACCAACCAAAAAGAACTAGGCACATAACCAAATCATCATGACTTCCTGTTTCTGCTTCATATGAGGCATTTTTAGAAATAAAAGTTACAAGTTCTCTCATAATATCGATGTCATTAATTAACAATTTATCCGATTCTATCATACTTTTTAAAATAGAACATCCAAGTCTTTTAACTACTTTTGTTGTTCTTATTCCAAGTTGGGTATCTGAGTTACCAAATCCACCATCTAGAGTTTGACCCTTTCTCCCCCTAACAGAAGAAATAAGAACATTTTCGTATTCTAATTCTTTATACAAAATATCTGCTACTTGACCGCCTATATCATTTATTTCCACTAATACAAATGCCTCGTTGTATTCTCTGGAGGTATTCATAATAAGATTAGGATATATCATAGGAGATATCATGTTGTTTCTAAAAACAGCAATAACTTTATAGGGGATTTCTGTAACATCAATTACACAAAAAGCACTATAATCTATGCCTTGACCTCTAGAAGTATCAACTAAAGTTATGTAACTGTGTTTTTCTTTTGGTTTTTCATATACTCGCAAGCCTTCATTATTTTTGTAAATTGGATTACGGAATACCAAAGTCTTTAATTTATTTGCACTAATAAGTGTATTTGTAGAACCAATGAAATCGCATTCGTGTTCTGTACGGAATTTATCTTCGGAACCTAAGTTACGAATTTCTTGTTCGCGCCAAACTTGATCTCTACCCGGTACTTGACTCCAATGGATTTCTACATTCTTAAAGTCATTTCGATGTTCGGCAGAATCTACCCAAATCTTATAAAACAAATTTAAACCATTTGGTGTAGAAATTATTACTAATTTAGTTGTCTTACCTGAAGTAATAGTCGGAAACACTGATGTATAGAAATCGTTTGCTATGTTTTCAGGAACGTGAGCAAACTCGTCCAACATGATTAAATTAAAAGATCCACCACGAATAGCAGATGCAGAAGTTGCAGCTGCAATAATTCTAGAACCGTTTTCCAGTTCTATGCTCATTTTGTTCCATTCCTTAATACCTTGTTGCAACCATTTTGGTAAATACTCATATGCAACCTTGAGTCTATCCATGTGCAACTTTGCCACAGTTTGCTTGTTAGCCAAAATAGCAACATTACTTGTGGGATTAAAAAGTATATACCAAAGAATATAAGCAACTAAAGTAGTAGATTTACCGCACTGGCGAGGCATTTTTCCAATAGTAAATCTGTTGTCATTAATAGTGTTAACAAACAACTCTTGAAAATCAAACATGTTAAAATTAATAAGCCCTTGATCAAGACTTACAATTTTTACGTAATTCTTTATAAAGTAAATTGGATCTTGAGAGCACTTAACGTATTCTTCAACTTGTTCCGGTGTGAAGGATACTTGTACATTTGCTCGTTTAAGATTTGGATTACCAAGATATGTTTTTTCTTTATTCTGCATCTATAATATCGCCATTATGTTCTAACTTCTCAATTTCTTTCATTTTACCCTTTAAGAGTTTTTGCAGTTCTGCCGTGCTTCCCACAAAAATAGAATTGTTTGTTATAGTATTTCCAGAGTTTGTGGTTTGTGGTTGATCACCCTTAATTGTTTTCATTTTGTTATGCATATCCAACAAATCTTTGTTGGTGTCTGCAACAGTTTTAATTAGTTGAGCAAGAACTTCATATGCTCTTGGTTGTTCCGTTTCTGATGCCAAATTGAGAATACCATCAATAGCAGTTGTACCTTTATTGATTAGTTCTTTTAAATTATCTCTAACGGTTAAATAATCTTTATCCAAATCTTGTTTTTGTACGGTTATTTCCGTAGGTTTAGTGATTTGTTTTTGTTCTTGTTCTTGGGTTTCAATATTAAATTGTTTTTGTAATTCATCAAAAGACATAATTTATCCATTAATATTCTGTAATTGTTTGTTTTATATCGTAATCGTCGCTCGGTAAAACTTGCACACCAGATTTTAATTCTATTTTGTCTCCATTAGTATCCAAAACATAATCATCGTTGGTATCTTTTAAATACACTACTGGTTCTATGTGTATATTTACTAATTTCTTTGACATATTAATCCAAATCGAACAAGTTTACATCTATTGTTTTAATTAGATTGGCATTCTTTACTGGACCATAATAAGGAACTCTAATTATGTATTTAAGTTCCCATATTATAGTTCTTTGAGAATCATCTTTAAAAGAACCTTCAAATTGTTGATCCGGTTCAACGGAGAGTAAAGTAATAGGAATATCAATTTTTTCATATACATCATTTAATATTCCCGGCTTTATTGTTATTGTAAATTCTGGAGTAAAAAATGGTATAATTTGTTCTATTATTTTTAATCCATCGTCCATTGTTCTAGAATAAACGAACAATGAAAATGACAATTTATATGGAACTTCATTAAAATGATAGTTCAAAGTAACATCACCATTTGTTTGAATTTTTTCTGCTGCTCTTTTTACAACACTATTCTTTTTACGTTCGGTATCATATTCAAACCCAGTCATCATAAAAGACATTCTTGGTATTCCAAGAGCAGTAGCATACGCAACAGGATCATCTAATTCTAAATTTAAACGCTCCATCATTCTTTCTTTTGGAGCATATGTTAATGGAACTTTTATTTTTTTATAAGTGTTTCCAGAACCACGTTCTATGTAAATGTTATTAAACAGCGTACCAAAAGCCGCTGTTATCTTTTTTGTAATTCCGTGGTAGAATGTGGTAAACATTAATACTTATTCTCCGAGAATGGATCTATTTCAGTAAAGTCGATCAAATCTCTTGTACCAGATTGAAGTATATCGTTATCGCTTTGTTGTTTTGTATCTTGAATGGATGTGATGGTTTCGTCCACTATGCCATCGGAATTATAGTCCATTTGTTGTGTAACAGTTTGGGTCATATTTGTTTGTATTGAATCTATTTCGGATATGCCGGTATTCAAGTTTTCGTAAGAGTACTTGAAGAGTTCGCATTCTAATTTATATGTGTATAATTTTCCAAATTGATAAAATACTTCTTTGTTATCTACATATTTGATTTCAAATAAACCTTTTGAAAAGGGGTGAAAAATTAAATCACCCTCCATTGGATTGCTTATTTGAACTGGGCGATCTGTCATAACTGCAAATCTTGCGGCCTCTTTTTGAAATCTTTTTTTAGAAACTACTAAACTTAAAGTATCTCGTATCTCTAAACCAAATTTAGAAATAACTTCTCTTTCTCCCGAAAACCCAGAATAGTTATCCATAAACATTTCAATTTCAATAGCATCTTTAAAATACGAAGTGGAATCTTCACCAAATAAAGAATCTAAATTAGCAAACCTTCTGGGAATGTAATAAACATTTATACCATTAATTTTGATGGATTCTTCTATTAAATCTTCCATCAAGTCTTGGGTTGGTTTGTAAGTATAATTATTGAAATGTGGATTTAATGGCATTTTAACCTATGAATCCTTGTGGTGGAAGTTCGTATTTTAGTTGTACTTGTTCTTCTATTTTATCTACTTCGGCTTTTGCTTCTGATGCCATGTTTGCACCATTAAAAGACACCCCACCCGGTAAAGACATACCAGTAAACTTAGAAAGATTTAATCCCCATTGATATTTAATAAGTGCTGTTAAATACATTTTTAAAAGACGATCATTATAAATCTCAGGATAAAGAGCAGGATCTAAAATTCGGTATGCTTCAAATACCAAATAATCTCCTTTTATCATCTTTTCTTCCCAATTTGTTTCTACATAAATTCTATTTGTAACTCGGCTAAAATTAACAGACTTTTCTGGAGTTAACATATCTTGAAGCATTTGCATATGACTTCTGGTTATGTTGTATCCGATTAAAGAATCTCCATAAGTGTTTGTTCTTAAACCATATAAATCATTTAATGCTATTTGATACTTGGCATCAAACATACCCAAACCACCGAGTGTATCAAATAATTGAAAACATTTAACAACACTAATAATAGAATTACCATCTGGATCTAACGCAGGCGCAGCTTCTATTGGTCTAACACCATCTCCTTGTTCTGCCGCTTCTGTTGGTTCTGTTAAAAGAATATAACCTCTATCTATATCTTTTTGTGTAATTTGTTTTCTTAAATATACACGTTCAACACCATCAAAATGATATTCTGCAAAAAATTGCAATGCATCATCTAAACGATCCTCTAATTGTGAATCGTCTACATTTATTTGAACAACAGGATAACCTAATCTTCTTAAGCAATAATCCTTGAGTTGTTCTCTTGTGGCTGGTTTTGCCATGTAAAAATCTCCTTGGTTCTATGTTATTTATAAAACCAAGGAGATTATTTTTATGTTTATTTTTATTCGGTTTA